AGTCGTTTTAAGTGCAATTTAGTGTCTTTACACTACGATAGCGACCAATTTGACCTCCATTTTTGGTGGGAACAACCCAATATTCATTACCCTTGTAACTTATTGTAAAAAAACGTGCTAAATACAGTGAAGAAGTATTGTATAAATGGCATCCCAATTAAGATCACGCGAATTTAGGGATATAAGTCTGTCTTTTGAACCACATCCTGTTACAAAAGATATACCTATATTGAGGGATACTGCGTGTATTCGTAAATCTGTAAGTAATATAGTTCAAACTATTCGTGGAGAAAGGTTTTTTGATAGTCTCTTCGGATCAAATGTTCGTAGATCTTTATTTGACTTCGTTGATTTTGCTACAGCATCGGTAATTGAACGTGAAATTACAGAAGCAATACTTAATTTTGAACCAAGAATCTCTGATTTAAGAGTTAGAGTGGATGCAAGTCCAGATGACAATCAATTTGAGGTAAACGTATCCTTTAGTTTGATTGGAGAATCTGCCCCGACACAAGATTATACGTTCCTATTAGAAGCAACAAGATAATATGCCTTTTACTAAATTTACAAACTTAGATTTTGATCAAATCAAAGCACAGTTAAAAGATTATTTGAGAGCAAATTCTACTTTTACTGATTTTGACTTTGAGGGATCCAATTTTTCGGTTCTTTTAAACACTTTAGCATACAATACTTACATTAACTCCTTCAATGCGAACATGGTTGTTAACGAATCTTTCTTAGATTCAGCAACTTTGAGGGAAAATGTCGTATCTTTGGCAAGAGGAATCGGATATGTTCCTCGTTCTAGAACATGTGCAAGAGCGAGTATAACATTAGACGTAGAATGTTCAACAAGTTTGGCAACACTTACACTTGAAGCAAGAGGACCTGTATGTGTGGGTGCTACAGATGACAGTTCTTACATATTTTCAATACCAGAACCAATTACTACAGCAGTTGTAGATGGTAAAGCAACCTTTGGTAGTGCTACAGATCCAATTCTAATCTATCAAGGAGCACTTTTAAAGAAGAAATTTACAGTTGATGGTAGTTTAGATCAACGTTTTCTACTTGATAACCCATTTATAGACATACAAACCATTGTTGTCAAGGTAAAAGGCACTGGAGAATCAGGAACTGGTAGAGAATATGCTGCTGTAGACAACATTGTTGGTGTTGATGGAGATTCAGAGATATACTTAATACAAGAAGTACAGGATGAAAAGTATGAATTACTCTTTGGAGATGGTATTTTTGGTAAAAAATTAGAGAATGGAACAGAAATTACAGTAACTTACATTGTTACAGACGGAGAATTGGGTAATGGAGCTGAAAATTTCTCATTTGCGGGTACATTTATAAACAGTTTGAATAACCCAGTTACTGTTCAATCAGCAAGTTTAACCACAATTACTAAAAGCACAAGTGGAACAGACATAGAACCTATAGAATCAGTCAAATATTTTGCTCCAAGACTATATGCTGCACAGTTTAGAGCAGTTACAGCAAGAGATTATGAGGCAATTATACAAAATATCTACCCAAATACTGAATCTATATCAGTTGTTGGTGGTGAAGAGTTAGATCCACCAGAATTTGGTACTGTTAGAATCAGTATCAAACCAAAAAATGGCGATTTTGTGTCTGATTTTGATAAAGACTTCATTCTTAGTAGATTAAAGAGTTATGCATTGACAGGAATTAACCAAAAACTTGTTGATATTAAAATTCTTTATGTTGAAGTCGATTCTTCTGTGTATTTTAACTCATCTCAGGTTACAAACGTCGATAATTTAAAGACAAATGTTTCAAATGCACTTCAATCTTACTCAGATTCTGTAGATTTAAGTAAATTTGGTGGAAGATTTAAATATAGTAAGGTTTTGAATGTAATTGATGATGTAGATCGTGCTATAACTTCTAACATTACACGAGTTAGGATTAGAAGAAATCTAAGAGCACTCATAAATCAAGAAGCACAGTATGAATTATGTTTTGGAAACAGATTTCATGTAAATAGTGCAGGTTTTAATATAAAGAGTACAGGATTTACTATTGTTAATGAACCAGATATTTGTTACTTAACAGATATTCCTAATGCAGATGGAAGGACAGGTGCACTTGCTATAGTTAAACCAATTGAAGAAACTGGAGAGACTAGAATTGTTATAGGATCTGCAGGTCTTGTAGATTACATAAAAGGAGAGGTTATTTTAACCACAACTTTGATAACTAGCACTGTTTTGAATGATGATATTATTGAAGTTCAAGCATTCCCAGAGTCTAATGATGTAGTTGGATTAAAGGATCTATATCTTGAGTTTGATGTTTCAAAAAGTACCATAAATATGGTTAAAGACACTATATCTTCAGGTGAGAAGATTTCAGGAGTTGGATTCAAGGTAACATCTAGTTATAGCAACGGAGAGCTAAAAAGAGGATAAAATATGATACAAACTGGTATCGAATCGAGAGTAAAGGTTCATGAACTGATCGAGGGACAATTACCTGAATTTATTTTAGATCAAAGTCCAAAAACAGTTGATTTTCTCCAACAATACTACCGTTCAGTGGAGTATCAAGGAGGTCCTATTGACCTAGTTGATAATCTCGATCAATATTTAAGTCTTGATCAGTTAACACCACAAGTTATTGTAGGTGTTACTTCTCTTACTGCGTCTGCAAATTCATCAGATGATACAATCCAAGTTATAAACACAAGAGGTTTTCCTAATGAATACGGTCTTCTAAAAATTGATGATGAAATAATAACATATACAGGTTTAACTACAAATACTTTTACAGGATGTGTTCGTGGTTTCAGTGGAATAACTTCATATCATAGTATTAATGATTCAGAAGAATTAGTATTCAATACTTCAGTTGCTGCTAATCATGATAACGAATCTCCTGTACAGAATTTAAGTTCTTTATTTTTAAAAGAATTTTACAGAAAAGTAAAGTATTCTTATGCACCTGGTTTAGAAGATGTAAGTTTTATACCTGAATTAGATGTTGGTAACTTTATTAAAGAAGCAAGAACCTTCTATCAAGCAAAAGGTACTGAGGAATCATTTAGAATATTATATAAAATTTTATTTGGTGTAACTCCAACTGTTATTGATTTAGAATCATACTTATTAAAACCATCTGATGCAGAGTTTATCAGAAGAGAAGTAGTTTTAGTAGAAAAAATATCAGGAGATGTAAATCAGTTAGTAGGACAAACAATTTACAGTAAGACCAATCCTAGAACAAAAGCAGCAGTATCTGAGATTGAAATATTAACTAGAAATAACAAAACATATTATAAGTTAGCACTTTTCATTGGATATAGTAATCAAGATCTTATAGAGGGAGATTTTGATGTAACTTCATCCACAAAATCAATAACCAAAGTTTCAGCAGGTTCTTCAGTAATCACTGTTGACTCTACTGTTGGATTCCCAGAGTCTGGAACTGTTTTTAGTGGTATTAATACTGTAACATATACAGATAAAACACTAAATCAATTTTTAAATTGTTCTGGTATTGATAATGACATCTTAGCAACTGATGATATCAGATCTGATGAAATTATATTTGGTTATGAAAATGGAGATTTTACAAAACCAGTTAATTTAAGAGTAGCAGCAATAATATCTGATATAAACCTTTCTAAAGATGCAGGTCTTGCATTAGAGAATGAAAAGATATCAATTAAAGAATTAGGAGATGTTATTACCAATCCATCATCCTCAGAAAGCACAGATAAACAGAGATTTGCTAATTCATGGATTTACAATACAAGTTCTAGTTATGAATGTTCTGCTATTGATAATAGTGCAAAACAGTTTACTTTAAAATCTTCAATTGATAAAGCAAGTTTAAAAATAAATGATCGTGTTGATATTATAAACGATAGTAGTAAAGAAATAAAAGTAGAAAATGCTAAAGTTACTGCTATTGCAGGTAATGAAGTAACTCTAGAATATACTGGGTTTACTACTGATACAAGCATCCCACATTCGATTAGAAGGGTGCCAAAGAAGACTACAAGTAAGTTTGTACCCTTACAATATTCAGACTTATTCTCGGACATACAGAACGTTTACAGTGAAGATCTTGATGAAGGATCTTATGGCGATGAGTATATGTATGTTGCATCTAACTCTTTACCATCTTACACATTTAGACAAGATACCGTACCATCAACACCATCTATAGTGGTTGGAACTGCTGTAACCTTTATTGGTGCAGGAAGTACTGAAAGTGGTGCACTTTTAGCAGATACAGGAGAATTAACATATTCTATTATTAATTTCCCTACACAAGTTCCTTTCTTAACTGGAGATGAGGTTGTTTATGAACCAGAGAGTGATGCAATTATAGGATTAGACACAGGTAAATCATATTACGTTAGAGTATTACCAAATAAACAGCAAATTAAATTATATGCATCTAATTCTTTCATTCAAGGAGATTTGAATCTTGACTTTGAACCTTTACTTGTTGGTATTGGAGGTAAACATACTTTTACTTTAAGATCCGTTTATCAAAAACAAATTCAACCACAGAAACTTCTTAGAAAGTTCCCATTAATACCAAGGGAAAATGATGGACAAGATACCACAACTGAAACTGTGGGCATGATGATAAATGGTGTTGAAATTAAAAATTATAAGTCTCAAGATAAAATTTATTCAGGTCCTTTAAGTTCTATAACTGTAGTAAACTCAGGAACTGGGTACGATGTTATAAATCCACCAATCATTGAGGTTGCTAACACTGGATCAGGAACAACAGCACTTGTAAGACCAGTTATTAGTGGATCTGTTGAGAAAATTTTAGTAGATCCTCAAACAAGAGAGTTAGATAAAGTTGTTTCTGTTAGTATAACTGGTGGAGGTCCTGGTAATGGGGTTGCTCTACAACCAGTAGTTGAAGAAAGATTTATATCTGCTAGTTTTGATGCCAGATTATTGACATTTGGTGGTGGTATAGGAGAATCTGCAGAAACTATCACATTTTTAGGAGATCATAACTTTGCTAATGGAGAAGAAGTTGTATACAGAACAAATGGTAATCCTGCATTAGGAATTGGAACCTTTGCAGGATCAAATGCAGATCAAAATAGATTCTTAGTAGAGAATACAAAATATATCGCAGAGTTTGTAAACTCAAAGACAATTAGATTGTATAATTCAACAAATGATTTCCAAACAGGAATCAATACAATTGGATTTACCACTACCTCTAACTCTGGTATTCATAGATTTAGAACTTTCAATGGTAAGAAAACTTTAAAGGACGTTAAAGTTCTTGAAGGAGGATCTAATTATCAAAATAGAGTATTAAATGTTAAACCAGTTGGTATCTCTACCATAGACCATCTTGTTAACTTTAAAAATCATGGATTCCAAGAAGGAGATTTAATTGAATATCAAAATACAGGAACTGTTATATCTGGATTAGTTACCACTAATCAATACTATGTCTTTAAAAATAATAATGATCAGTTCAGAGTTGCAGATGCAGGTGTTGGTGGAACTGTTAGAGATAATTTTGATAGTAGACTTTACGTTAAATTAGACTCTATTGGGTCTGGATTCCACCAATTTAAGTATCCAGATATAAAGTTAAACATTAATGTTTCCTTTGGTGCTGCAGCAGGTACAGGGGTTATTACAGCAACACCTTATGTTAGAGGTAATATTATAGATGCTTATCTCTATGAAACTGGAACTGGTTATGGAAGCACAACTTTAAACTTTGAAAGATCACCTAGTGTAAGTATTAAAAATGGTAAGGGTGCATCTTTATATCCTGTTGTTGTGGGTGGAGAATTAATTAGAGTTGATGTTAGATCAAGAGGATCTGAATACTTCTCTGTTCCTGAAGTAACAGTTGTTGGAGATGGTAGTGGTGCAGTTGTTCGTCCTATTATAAGAGATGGTCAACTTATTGAAGTCGTTGTTATATCTGGTGGAACCAATTATACACAAGAAAAAACTACTCTTAGTATTGTATCTGCAGGTAAAAATGCAATACTATCCAGTAATATTAGATCTTTAACTGTAAATGATGCTGAAAGACATGGATCTGAATATTTGTATCCTACTCTTAAAAAAGGATTAGAATATGTTAATTTATCTTATTCAAACGATATAGCATCAAACGAATTTAATGATACGGGTACAACACACTCTCCAATTATTGGATATGCTTATGATGGGCATCCAATATATGGTCCTTATGGATTTAGTGACCCTCTAGACACTTCATCGGGAGTAAGAGTATTAGACACAGGTTATAAATTAGATTCATCTATTGTAGAAGATCGTCCAGAAGGATTTGCCGATGGATTCTTTATTGAAGATTACACATATGATGCTACTGGAGATTTAGATGTTCATAATACAAGATTCTGTAAAACTCCAGAGTATCCAAATGGAACTTATGCATATTTTGCAGGTATATCAACTGATGGAACATTCACTCCAAAATTTCCTTACTTTGTAGGTAAAAAGTTTAGATCATTGAATCAATTAGATGATAAAGATCAAAGTTTTGATTTAAATTCGTCAGATTTGGTTAGAAATACTTTCCCACATCAATTAGGTGTAGATGGATCTAGAAATGACTTTGTTATTGAATCTCAAAGTTTCTTTAGTCAAGAATCATCTATTGAGTCTGTTACTAAGGGATCTATTACTGGTGTAGATATTAGAAATAAAGGAGTAAACTATAGAGTAGACGATATAATCAATTTTGATAACACAAATACCAATGGTGGTGGTGCCAGTGCAAGAATTTCTGAGGTAGAGGGTAAAACAGTTCTTTCTATAGCATCTTCTATAACAGAGTTTAGTGATTGTACGTTACTTTGGGATAGAGGTAGTATTAATGTTAAGGTTAATCCTTTCCATTCTTTCCAGACTAATGATGTAATTTCTATAAGTGGTTTATCAACTTTTGTAGATCAAATTGCAGGATTAAGAAGAGTTGCAATATCTACAGAAAACTTTAACATATACCAAGAATTACCTGCTAATAGTTCCTCTGGTATCATGACAGACATTTATGTTTCTAACATACCAAAATCAGTATCAATTGGATCTACAATCGGTATTGGAACAGAAGTTTTATCAGTATTGAATATATTCAAACAGAGAGGCATAATTAGAGCAAAGAGAGGTATAACAGGCACAGCACACGCAACTAATACTAGAGGATTTGTATATCCAAATACAATCAAAATTGATATTGATGCTCCCTTCTTTGACTCATCATTAAATGAAAAAGTATTCTTCAATCCAACTGAATCTGTTGGTGTTGGATCTACCGCAGGTGTTGAAAATAGAGTAGAGTATCCTATAGGAGATAAAAATTATGATATCTCTATACCTAATCAAAGTATTTTCTTACCCAAGCATCCATTCAAGACAGGAGAAAGAGTAATCTTAAGGAAAAATGCAGGTGGTAGTTCTATTTCTGTAGCAAACACAGAATCTTCTGCAACATTTGATATTGGAGATACAGATCAAAGTCTTTTCGTTATTAATAAATCTGAAGATCTTATTGGTATTGTAACTCAATCTGGTTTAACTACATCTACAAATGGTTTATTCTTCTTTACTAATGGTTCTGATAATTATGAATATTCTTTAGAACCAACTAAGAATAAAATTATATGCGTAGTCCAGAAAAATGATGCAGTAATCGCTGTATCAACTGCACATAATTTACAACCTGACGATTTAATTAAACTAAAAGTAAAACCAAGCAGAAGTGTTGGAATTGGATCTTCTACTCAAGTTAGAGTTAAGTATAACTTTGACATAGAGAAAATTGTTATTGATCCTATCGGATTTACTTCAACTGCGATTAATACTTTAGATAATATAGTTACACTTAATAATCATCCATTCGTAACAGGAGAAAAAATATATTATAATGCTACAGACGAAGTAGCAACTGGTTTAGAACCTGGTTTATTTTATGTTTACAAGGTTGATAAAAATAGATTCCAACTTGCTCTTACATATGAAGATTCTGTAGCATCTCCTCCTAAAGTTGTTTCAATAGGATCTACAGGTGGAGCTGAGCAAGAGTTCTCTGCTATTAACCCAAGATTATTACCAACTAAAGGTAATGATTTAGTATTTGATTTATCAGACTCTACACTACAAGGATTTAAGTTTAATTTATATACTGATCAGTTATTCTCAAATCAATTTGTTTCTGTTGCTAATACAACAACATTCTCAACTTCAGGTGTTGGAACTGTTGGTGTAACATCAACTGCTTCATTTACTTTAAAATATACTGATTCTTTAGTTGATATTGTTCCAGATCCTACACAACCTTTATTCTATAATGTAGAAAGAGGTGGATTCATATCAACAGCAGACTCTACAGTTATTGACTATAACCAAATAACATTTGAGGATAGTAAGTACGATGGATCATATAATGTTATTGGTGTAGGCACTACTTCATTTGTCATATCTTTACTTAAAGATCCAGAATTAGAACTTTATACACCAGATATTACCAGTTCCATGGAGTATACAACTACTTCTAAGACTGCTTCTGGTTCTATTTCTAAAATTCAAATGGTATCAGAGGGTAATGATTATAAACAATTACCTGGTATTTCAAGTATTACAACTTTAGATGGTTCTGATGCCATACTATTTGCTCAGTCTCCAACAATAGGTAAGATAAAGCAAATAAGAGTTATTGACCAAGCATTTGAGTATAATACAGACAAAACAATTAGACCTGAAGCAAACATACCATCTACACTTGAATTAAGATCTAATTTAACAATAACAGATGTAGAAATCCTTAATGGAGGAACTAATTATACAACACCACCTGATGTTGCGATTGTTGATTCAATTACAGGAGAAAGAATTAATGATGGTATATTAACAACAGAAGTTCAATCAAGTTCAGTTTCTGCTGTTAATATTTTTGAACAACCAACAGGACTTAATTTTAACAGTAAAAATTTATTTACCGTTAATAATAGTAATGGTGTTGGCATATCCACTATGCAATCTTCAACTAGTGGTATTGTTACATGTTTCTTAACTACACCTTTACTAGGATTCAGCACTAACCCATTTACTGTTGGAGAACAAATATTTGTAGAGGGTATTACTAAAAACGGAATAGGTGGTAGTGGATTTAACTCTGAAGATTATGGATTCAGATTCTTCGAGGTAATATCTTATGAAAATCTAATTCCTGCAAAACTTAAATTTAGTGTAGCAGGTTTAACTACTAATCCAGGTTTAGCAGATACTTCACAGGGATCATTTGCAAATATAATTAAGAGATCTGATTATCCAGTGTTTAAAGTTACTCAAGGAAAGAGTATATTTACACAAGGAGAACAGGTATATATTAATGATCAACCAACAGATCTAAACGTAAGTACAGTTTTACCAGATTACATTAAAACATCTGGAAAATTCCAAGTAAAATCTGGAGACACTATTAGGGGAGTCCAATCTGGTTCAGCTGGAGTTATATCAAAAATTATAAAGAGTGATGCTAAATTTGATATTGATTTCTCTGTAAGGTCAAATCAAGGTTGGAAGAAGAATACTGGACAACTTAATAACGATATACAAGTTTTACCTGATAATGATTACTATCAAAACTTATCATATTCAGTTAAGAGTCCTATTCAATATCAGGATTCAATAGATGTAATTAATCGTTTAGTTCATACAACTGGTTTAAAGAACTTTGTTGACGTTGGAATAGCAACTCTTACACAAGTAGGTGTAGCAGTAACAACTGTAAAATCTTTAATATTTACAGATATAATAGATGAATCTAGAGTTGACACAATTTTTGGATTTGCTCAAGCAAGAGATGCTGATGTTCAGTTAATAGAGAATAGAAATTCATCTAAATTCCTTGAGTTTAGAAACAAGAGTTTTGTTGATAGTGTTATTTGTAAAACAAATAGAGTTCTTGTAATTGATGATGTAAGTAAACAGTTTACAAATAAAGAAAACGTAAATGACAGTTTCATAGATTTAGATGAATCTGGAAAAGATTTTGCAAGATACTTAGTTCAAACAAGAAGCACAGACAATTTACAGAATGCTATTCATGAAATTATTGTTCTTCATGATCCAGAATTTGAATCAGTATTTACCTTAAGGAAGGGATATCTATCAACTACAGGTATAGCAAATACATCAACTAATGAATACGGATATACTGAAGAAGAATTTGCAACACTAGAGGGTTTTGTTGATGCATTTGATGTTCTATCTCTAAGATTTACTCCAAATGATGTATTCAATATTGATTATGATGTTAAATTAATCAAAGATACATTTAACGGTAACGTAGTTGGATTAGCATCCACATCTATTGGTTTAATTAAGAATCAATCGACAAACGCTATAGTAGGAGTTGGATCAACTAATACAATACTCGAATATGATGCAGGTAACTTTGATGCTATGCATGTTCATCTACATCTAAATGCTAATGATCTGTTTACTCAAAACTATACTGAATTATACATTCATCATGACGGAACAGACACTTATGTAGCAGATTACTATTTTGATTCTGATTCAGCTCAAGGATTTAGTGGTAATGATTTTTCAAACTTTGATGCAGGTATTACTACAGAAGGAAAACTTAGATTATCATATACAAACCCACTTACTGTTCCAGTAACTGTTAGAGCAAATGCTGTTGGATTTGGTGCTACATCAAATGCTGATGGTGCTTTAAGATTTAAAACTGCAAAGACTCAAGCAGATGGAGATGAAAGAAGTTCATTCTTCTCAGGTAACTCTGTGGTTGGAACTGGAGAAACTACAATCTTTACTGCAAGTGCAGACACAGTTAACTCTGTTAAATCATTAGTTAGTGTAAGTTATGGATCAACATATGCTTTACATCAAATACTAACACTAAGTCCTGATAGTACAAACACTTATTCAACACAATATCCTTTCTTATCTGTTGGAAGCACAACAGGAATAGGAACATTTGGTGCTGCTATTGTTGGTTCAAATCTTGAACTTAAATTCTTCCCTGAACCCACTGTAACTGGTATTGTTACTGTTAAATCATTTAATGAGGTTCTTTATCAAGAATTAGATCAAGATAGTAAAGAAGGTTTGTATGAAAATATAAATTATGGTTCTATAAAAACACAAGAATATAAGATTGGACTATTTGATGCAACTAATAGTTCTAGAATTAATAAAACATCATTCAAGATGGAGTATCAGGATACACCTATATTCCAAAAATTCTGGGATCCTGCTAACACTACAACATTAAACAAGGAAACTGGTGAATTTAATATTACTAATCACTTCTTTGAAACTGGAGAAGAGTTAATTTATAGAGCAGGAACATCAGTTTCAGGTCTTACATCTACTTCTATTGGTATTGGAGCAACTGCTGATTCTATTGGTATAGTAACTAATACACTCCCATATCAAGTTTATGCAATTAAAGTTAGCAACGAGAAATTTAAAATTGCTACAAGACCTGAATATGCAGCTGCAGGAATAGCAGTAACATTTACTAATAATGGAGCTGGAAATAATCATTCATTTGAAATGGTTAAGAAATTAGAGAAAGCAATAATTTCTATTGATGATGTAATTCAATCTCCTCTTGCATATACACCGATTGTATATGATTTAGAAGCAAATGGTGGACAAATAGGAACTGCAACTACAGTATTCTCAATGACTGGTATTTCTTCAATATTCAATGGAGATATACTAAAAGTTGAAGATGAGTTTATGAAAGTCGGTGGTGTTGGTTTAGGAACCACATCAGTAGGACCAATAAGCGATGGCGATGTAAGACTTATCGAAGTTGTAAGAGGTGCTGTTGGTACTGCAGCAACAGCACATGCTGACGGAACATCAGCAAGAATTTACAGAGGATCATATAACTTCTCTGGACAAAATATCTTCTTTACTGATCCACCAAAAGGAAGTGGTTTAGTAACTGTAAATGAAAGTAATCTTCCTAAAGGATTCTCTGAATTTAATGGAAGAGTATTCTTGAGAAAAGATTACTCAAATAACTTGATATATGATGATATTTCTAATCAATTTACTGGAGTTGCTCAAACATTTACAGTTAGAAGGTCAGGTATTAATACAACTGGTATAGAAACTGGAAGTGGATTAGTTCTATTGAATGGAATATTCCAAACTCCAACAACAGATAATAATGCAGGAAATAATTACTTCTTTAAAGATGATGGAAGTAAAACTGAGATTGTATTTACAGGTATAACATCTACTGATGGAACTCCAGTAGTTTCACTAGAAGATCCTAATCAAAATGCCTTCCCTAAAGGTGGTTTGATAGTTTCAATAGGATCAACTAATGGTTTAGGATTTGCACCTCTAATTGGTGCTGACGTTTTACCTATCATAGGTGCAGGTGGATCAATATCAGGAATAATTGGTATTCCTACATTTACAACACCTGGATATTCTATAAGTACTGCTTCTTATGACTTCACAACTGGAATATTAGATGTAACAACAGGCACTGCCCATAATCTAAATGCACAGAATGATGATGTATATCTTGAAGATTTGAAGTTTACTAGTGCATTGGGTATTACAACATATGGAAATAGTACATTAGGAAACATATTCCCAATAACTCAAATTGTTGATAGCACAAGATTAAAGGTAAAAATAGGTATTACAACGTTCGATCAAACTTATGTTGGATTTGGAACAGTGTATCCATACTATAACTCTACTTCTAGAGCATTTGGATCTGGTTATAATGGAAGAGTTGCTATTGGTGTTAGTGTATATGAACCTGGACATACAGGAAATAATGCTGTTATATCTGCGGAAGTTCTAACTAACGAACACAAATATTGGTATGGAACATCAAATAACATTTATTATGGTGGACAATATACTCATACATTTGATTCTGCATCTACAGGTGCTGTAAATGTTCAAAGTGGTGCTGAAGCTGGTAATCAAAAGACACCTAGCAGTGCTTCATATGATCCAATAACTGGAGATATGACACTAGCATTTGCTAGTCCACATGGAATGAGCACTAGCGATACTATAACTCTTGATGATGGTAGTATTAGTTTCAAATGTGCAAGAGATAATTATGCTACCGTTCATGCTTATCCTCGTCCACACGATCCAATTTCAGGAGTAACAACTGCTGTTACTGTAAGTTCAACAACTGCATTTACTTTAAATGTTGGAAGAAGTTTAAATTCTAGTGTATCAATATCCACAGCGTCTTACGAACCATCCACAGGTGATCTTGTATTGAACCTTGGAGCAGGACACGGGTTTACTGCTGCAGGAATATTAACTTGCAGTGATGCGTCTTATAACCCCTCTACAGGTGTATTAACAATAACCACAAGTGTTCCACATGGTATGGTAACTGGAGAAAGAGTTCAACTTGCTCCTAACTCATTCACATTCACTTGTGCAAAAGATAATAATAAATCTGAGCATTACTACCCAAGAGAAGATGATCCAGCTGCAGCTAAATGGTTAGCAATAACTAAAGTTGATGCAGACACGTTCACTGTGGTTGTGGGCACGTCATCTGACACATCTGCACACACATTTGTAGGTGCACAGTCTGGTAATATTAGAACTGATGGCCCGAATGGCTCAATTGGTATTCATACAAGAAGTTTAACCTTTACTTGTGCACAAGATAATCATGCAACATTCCACTCATATCCAAGAGCAACAGATCCAATACACAGAGCAGTTTTAGGTATAGGTGCAACAACAACTGAAACAATTACTGTTAACGCAGGAACATCTGTAAATGGAACAGGTGGTCAACTTAAATTTACTATCGTAGATGGTGGTACTGGATATGTTAATCCAGATGTATTAGTTGATGAACCAAGTTACACAAATTTAGATATTAAGGGTACATTTAGAAGAGGAATCGGACAAACTAGCGAAACTGGTGTTAATGAGTTAATTAATCTTAAATTAGGACCTAATTCAAAACCAATATTTGAAAATCGCTTTGCTGATGCAGGGGATCTAATTGATGCAAACAAATTATTGATTGCTGATATCTCTGTAGGAGAGATGTTAAAAGTATACCCATCATTCAGTGTACCAGGCGGACCACAAAACTGTAAGGATGATGTTATTGATGTTCTTGAAGCAGTAGCATTTAACTTAAGATTTGGTGGTAATGATGAAGTATGGAATGCTGCAAATCTTTATATCACTGGAGCACATGTTGCAGGAGAAGAGCAAGAATCAATCTACGTATTCCACGCTGCAAGGGATTTAGCAAATAAAGTTATTAATAATGTAGCAGTTGCTAAATCTGACTACACAGTAAGAGATCAAGTATTTGATCTAACAATTACAGCAGATCCTGCTGTAGGATACAATACAGATCCTGGTGGTTGTGCCAATGTACAATCAGCAATCAATTCATATGTTGGTATTGTTACTAGTGCAATTGGTTTTAGCACTGTATCTGCTAAAAAATCATTTGCTCCTGCTCAGTTCTTTGAAGTCTCTGATTTCTCAATCAAAGGTGTTGGATACGCATTTGAACTTGGAGATAAATTCCAACCTATTGGACTAGTAACAGCAAAAGGATTGAAAAAACCAATATCACCATTTGAAATAGAAGTTGTTGATGTATTCAATGATAAATTTGCTTCTTGGCAGTTTGGACAATTAGACTTTATTGATCCTATTGAAAATCTACAAGATGGTGTAAGAACTGTATTCCCACTTCTATACAATGCTGAATTAGTTAGTTTCCAATTAGATAAAAATGATAATGATTCAAAATTAATTGATATTGATGCTGTATTAGTAATCTTCATAAATGGAGTTTTACAAGAACCAAAAGAAGCATACATCTTTGATGGTGGATCATCAGTACAATTCCTTGAAGCACCAAAACCAGAAGATAAAATTTCTATATTCTTCTACAATGGAACTAGAGAAGTTGATAGTGTAGAAACTGATATTGCTGAAACAGTAAAAGTTGGAGATACCTTATCTGTTAGAAAAGCATCTGGTATTTCAACATCTGTAAATCAAACAGAAGGAAGAATAGTTTATGATATTGCAACTTCAGATAGAGTTGAAACTAACGTCTATGCTGATAGTGGTATTGATGCGTTCAATGATAGAAGTGTCAATTGGACTAAACAGAAGAGAGATCTCTTTATAAATGGAAGATTTGTTTCTAAGGCAAGAGATTCTATTGAGGGAATGATATTCCCAACTTCAAGAATTATCAGAGATGTTAATGTTGGAGATACTGATATCCTCCTTGACAATGCACAATTCTTTAATTATGAAGAAAATGAGTCTAGTGTAGTAACCGCATATGTTGATGCTGTTGTAATAGATGATATTCCAATAGTTGGTGCTGCTGCGACTGCAACAGTAGATTCAAGTGGAAAAGTTACTGCTACAACTGTGACCAATCCAGGTTTCGGTTATACGACAGCAACTGTTGAAGTTAAATACTCATCTCCTAAGAATGTTGGGGTTGGTATTGGCACAACAGCAACAGGAACTGCAACCATAGTAAATGGATCAGTTTCAGTGGTAAGTGTTGCTAATCCAGGTTTTGGATACACCAATTCACTTAACGTGCCTGTTGCTCCTCAGATTATAATACCTCAACCAAGATTGGTTAATGAGGTAGTAACAAACATTCAAAATGTTCAAGGTAACACTGGAATCATAACTGGTATTTCAACAGTTGCAGGTATTGGAACTGATTTAGCAATCAAGTTCTTTACTGATAATACTCTTGATTTACAAGTTGGTTATCATATCGTTGTTACTGATACCACAGTTGGAAGTGGTGTTACTTCAATATACACACATGATAATGATATTATCGGAGTAGGAACAGAGTTTGTTGATAACGTTTATCGAGTTCATCAAATCCCTGTTGCAAATGAAATTGTATGTAATATTAAGTCTGATACAGTATCTACTGGTATACAGACACTTGGAACTTCGATATATAATCCTAATGGATACTATTCTTGGGGAAGACTTACTAATTTTGTAAGAAATGCTGAACCTATTTCCATAGGAGTCTCTGGTAGAACTGTAACTTCAGGTCTCTCAACATACCCTCTAATGCAAAGAAGAGGTTACGGTTTGAGGGATAATGGAGCGATCAGAAAAATACTCCCAGATTAAAGTAATAAATAGAAAGAAAACTGTCTAACAATGTCGGCAATAATTACTGACCAATTCAGAATATTAAACGCGAACAATTTTATTGAGTCGGTAGCTAATACCAGTAACTCATACTATATTACCGTGGGTTTAGCAAATCCAGCTGCTCCAGTTGGTTTTGGTAGAGTTGATAACTGGGATAGTGCAACACCTGACCCTACAGATAATTTTAGTTATATTAACCACGCACAAGATACTATTCTATTTGGTAAAAAACTAAGCACTTCTAATATTAGAAGATTAATAAGAAGAGTTGACTGGAAACGTGGAACCACGTATGAAATATTCAGACACGATTATAGTTCTGATAATAAGTCACCAGAAACTTCTTCTACAAGACTTTATGATGCAAAATATTATGTGATGAATAGCGATTTCAGAGTCTATGTTTGTATTAACAATGGTTCCTCTGGTATCAACACAACTGGTAAAGGTTCAGAAGATGAACCATTTTTCACTGATTTAGAACCATCTAAAGCAGGAGAGAGTGGAGATGGATATATTTGGAAGTATTTGTTTACTGTTGCACCAAGCGATATAATCAAATTTGACTCCACAGAATATATTTCTGTTCCAAACGACTGGTCAACATCAACTGATTCTCAAATTCAAGCAGTTAGAGAGAACGGTAATTCAGATCTGAATGAAAACCAGATAAAACATATCTTTATTGAAGATCCTGGTGCAGGTTATGCAGGAGGAGAAGTTCCTATAGTTGGAGATGGTTCTGGTGCTAAAGCAGTTGTAACTGTTGATAGTTTAGGTAGAATAACAGATGCTGTTATTTCATCTGGTGGTAAAGGTTATACTTATGCAATGGTTGATTTGGGAACATTACAACCAGTTGGTAGTATACCTACTCCTGCTAAGTTAATTCCAATTATTCCACCATCTAAAGGACATGGACATGATCTTTATAAGGAATTAGGAACTGATAGAGTTTTATTATATGCAAGATTTGATGATTCTGATAAAGATTTCCCAACAGATACTGCATTTGCTCAAATTTCTGTAGTTAAGAACCCTCTAAGAGTAAATTCAACTAATGTATTTGATGACAACCAGTTCTGTGGTACAAATGCTATCAAATTATTAGATGATGGAACAATAACAGGAGAAAATTTCCTAACCATTGGTAAAAAGATAACTCAAAGTGTAACAGTAGATGGTAAATCTGTTACTGCTGAAGGATATGTTGCATCTTATGATGAAACTACAAAAGTTATTAAGTTTTTCCAAGACAGATCTCAAAATTTCCACCCATCAACTTATAATCAACAAGATTATGTTGGTGTAAGTAGTGAAGGTAGAAGATATTCCTTTGATTCATCTGGTCCAAAAGTTTTTACAGGCGATGGATTCTCTGGAAAAATAGATAATGGATTTACTGGTATTACCACAAACCCATCTGGTAATAAAAATATCAACCTTGGAGTTCAATTTACACAGGGACTTGCCGAACCTGAGATAAATAAAACGTCGGGTGATGTAATTTATTTGGATAATAGACCAGTAGTTACTAGAGATGCAAGGCAAAAAGAAGACATTAAGATTATTCTAGAGTTCTAAGAAGATGCCACAAAAGACCAATTTAAATATAAATCCATATTATGATGATTTCGATAAGGACAATAATTTTTATCGAGTGCTTTTCAAACCAGGATACCCTATCCAGGCAAGAGAATTAACGACTTTACAATCAATACTGCAAAGTCAGATTGAATCATTCGGTAGCCATATTTTCAAAGAAGGATCTATGGTAATTCCTGGTGGAGTTACATATGATAGATTTTATGAGGCAGTAAAAATAAATCCAACGCACTTTGGATTAGATTTGAACATATATTTGGATAAATTTGTTGGTAAAAAAATATCTGGAGGAACTTCTGGTGTAACAGGAACTATTCAAAAAGTTGTATTTCCACCAACTGATGGAATAGAATTCCCAACACTTTACGTAAAATATCTTAATTCTAATAGAGATTTCCAATTCAGACCTTTCTCAGATGGAGAAACTCTAATTGCTGAAGATTCAGTAACTTATGGAAACACTACAATTAGTGCAGGAGACAGTTTTGCTTCTGTTATTGACTTAAATGCTACTGCCACTTCATCAGCAGTACATGTATCTAATGGAATATATTTCATTCGTGGTGTATTTGCAAGTGTTCAGACTGATACAATTGTACTAGATCCATACAAAAATGACTCATCATACAGAGTTGGTCTAGTTGTAAATGAAGAATTAGTCTCTGCAGGAGATGAATCAAGTTTATATGATAATGCTAGAGGATTTTCTAACTATGCTGCACCTGGTGCAGATAGGTTAAAGATAACTGCAAAATTAGGTAAGAAAGCAATAACTGATTTTGATGATAAGAATTTTGTTGAATTAGTAAGAATCGTTAATGGAGAAATAAAGAAATTACAGGATAAGACAACATATTCTATAATTAGAGATTATTTTGCCAAGAGAACATTTGATGAATCTGGAAACTATACAGTAAATGAATTTACAATTGATGTTGAAGAGTGTTTAAATGATAAGATATCAAACAACGGTATATACACAGCAGAACAAAAGACAGAACAACTTAATGATCCTAGTGAAGATTTAGTTTGTGCTAGAGTATCTTCAGGAACAGCATATGTTAGAGGTTATGATGTTGATTTTCCTGGTAGCACAATCTTAGATCTTGATAAACCCAGAGATACAACTAAGATTTTAGGAGCATCTGTCCCATTTAAAATGGGTAATTTGTTGAAAGTTAACAATGTCCAAGGAAGTCCTGTAGTAGGAATCAATAACACCAACAATGTAGTAACCTTACAGAGTCGTAGAAAGAGCACTAGTGGTGGTCCTAATGGTGTAACTATAGGACAAGCAAGAGTTTATAGTTTCTCGTTAAATGATATTTCATACACTAATGATAGTTCTCAGTTCGATCTTTACTTATATGATGTTCAAACATATACAACTTTAACTCTAAGTGCTCCAGTTTCATCTGGATTCTGCCCCGCTTCATCTTATATAAAAGGTTTAAGTAGTGGTGCTACAGGTTATGTTGTCAATTCTCCTGGTGCATCTAGTTTAGAGATAACAGTAACTCAAACTTCTGGAGAATTTATTGTCGGAGAGCAAATTTCTTTCAATGAAGGTACAGAATATATTCGTTCAATTACTGCTGTTGATGCAAAAAATATAAAAGATATTAAATCAGTCTATCAAACTGCAAGTGCAGGTGGTATAACTACTGATTTCTCAGGAGACACAGTTCTTGAGAGTATAACTCCAAGAAACTTTAAGATTACAGATAAAATTTCAATTTCTCCAACAGGAATCGCATCATGTGCAGGAAAAACATTTAGTGGAATATCAACTAACACAATAATTCGTTATCAAAGAGATGCCTTTACAACAGAAACATTTGCTAGAGTAGTAGGAGTATCAAGCGATCTACAATTCTTAACTCTAACTGGTGTTGCCACAGTAACTGGAGTTAATGATGGTGGAGTTGTTGGTATTGATACAGTTACAACTACATTTACAGTAGGAGAACCAAGAATTAGAAATGAGAAAGATGCTTTCTTATACTCTAAACTATCATCTCCAAATGTCGCATCTTTAGACTTGAGTGATTCTACACTTACGATTGTTCATCAAGAAACAGGTAAATCAACAAGTGCTCTTGGTGAGTTAAGTTTGAATACTGCTAATATAGGTTTCTCAAGTGCTTTCTTTGAACCATTTGAAAGTAAGTCTTACAGTATTGCTTACACTGATGGTACATTTGAACCTCTAGACTCATCACAAGTTACCTTTGGATCAAATGGTACTACAGTTAATTTCAGTGGTCTTAGAGGAGGACAATCTGATGTTACAGTTAACACAACTATTAAGAGACAGGGTATAGTTAGTAAGCAAAAAACTTACGATAGAAGTCATCAAGTTGTTATAGATAAGTCTGTTTCTGGAATCAGTACATCAGTAACTGGATTATCTACTACTTTCTATTATGGTTTAAGAGTAGAAGATAGAGAAATATCTTTAAACACACCTGATGTAGTAAAAGTATTAAAGGTATATGAGTCTTTAAATAAATTAACTCCAACTTTAAACACACTTCAGTTTGTTAGTGGTTTAGGATTAGATGTAAATGCAATTATTGGAGAAAAAATAATTGGTAAGAAGAGTAATGCTGTAGCACAAATAGTAACTAAACCTTCTGCAACTGAAATTGGATATGTTCCTTTAAACGCAAATAATTTCCAAGTTGGAGAAACTGTTACTTTTGAAGAATCTTCAATCGTAACTTCAGTACAATCCATGACACAAGGTAGTTATCTTGATGTTACAGATAGATTTACTCTTGATAGTGGACAGAAAGAACAATATTATGATTACTCAAAACTTGTAAGAAATAATCAAGCACTTGCACCTTCTAAAAAATTATTAGTAATCTGCAACAGATATGTTGTTCCTGCAAATGATAATGGAGATTTCTATACTGTTAACTCTTATGATAAAGAGAGATATAGTAAAGAAATACCATCATTAAAAGATGGAACTAGACTAACAGACATTCTTGATTTTAGACCAAGAGTTGCTGATTTCAGCACTTTCATACCTAGCACATCTCCTTTTGATTTTGCAAGTCGTGCATTTGGATCAAGTAGTGTAAATACAACCTTAGTTTCTGCACCAAATGAAAGTTCAGTATTAGGTGTTGAATATTACTTAGGTAGAATTGATAAAATTATTTTAGATATTGAGGGTAATATTTCAGTTGTTAAAGGAACATCTGCTCAAAATCCAAAAGAACCTACAAGTATTGATGATACGATGACTCTTGCAGTTATCAAATTCCCACCTTATCTCTTCAATCCTGATGATGCAGAAGTAAGTGTAATTGATAATAAGAGATTTACCATGAAAGATATTGGTGAATTAGAAGATAGAATTGATACATTAGAAACTGTAACTTCATTAAGTTTACTCGAATTAAATACTCAAACTTTACAAATTCAAGATGCTCAAGGTTTGAATAGATTTAAGTCTGGATTCTTTGTTGACGATTTTGCGGATAATCGCAGAATGGAATTAAGTAACTTTGATGCAAAAGCAGACATAGATGCACGTAGGAGAGAATTGTTAACACCAATAGATGTTTATTCTCTAGAATTAGAACCTGCATACTCAACTAGTGTTAATACATTTAATGATGATCTTAGTCAAGATTTAACTTTACTTGATACTAATGTACAGAAAACAGGAGATTTAATTACATTAAGATATGATGAAACTAGTTGGTTAGAACAACCTTTAGCATCTAGATCAGAAAATGTAAACCCATTTAATATGATCGAGTTTGTTGGAAGAATTGTTATGACTCCTGCAACTGATAACTGGACAAGAACTGTTATTATACCTGGCGGAGAAAGAAGACAAACTGGAAATACAGCAAGGACATTTACTGAAGATATTTTAATCAGTAGCGAACCAGACACATTTATGCGTTCAAGAAACGTTCAGTTCCAAGCTGGTGGTCTAAGACCTGTTTCAAGATTCTACCCATTTATGGATGGAATAGCAGGTATAGATGTTATACCAAAACTTATTGAAGTTTCAATGGTATCTGGAACATTTAATGTCGGAGAAAATGTAGAAGGGTTTGTTGGATCAGAAAAACTAATAACATTTAGAACTGCACAACCAAATCATAAAGATGGTCCTTATAATAATCCAGAGGTAACATACAATGCTAATCCGTATAATACTTCAGAGCAATTAACTACTCAGTATTCTGCATCAGGAACTGTTTTAAACGTCGATACACGCTCTCTATCAAACAATGCACAAGGAACATACTTTGGTTATATAACCACAGGAATGAGTCTTGTAGGGGCAGATAGTGGTGCTACAGCGACTGTTACAGATGTAAGGTTAATTACTGATACGTTTGGAGATTTGATTGGATCATTCTTCATTAGAGATCCTAATACAAATCCACCACCTACAGTTAGAATTAAGGCAGGAGATAGAACATTCAGAGTAACTACAAGCGAATCTGATGCTGAACAATTACCTGGTAGTATATCAATCAGTCATGGAGAAGGAAGATATGCTGCAACAGGAATAGTTGAAACCTTTAGACAAGATACTGTTGTTCAAACAGTCCGTCAACGTCGTAGAAGGAGAAGAAGAGGTGGTAAAGATCCTTTAGCACAATCATTTACTGTAGATGAGACAGGAGCATTCCTAACATCTGTAGACCTTTACTTCTCATTAAAAGATGAGAATGAAAAAGTATTTGTTGAAGTTAGAGAAGTTGAACTTGGAACTCCAACAGATAGATTAGTTCATGATTATGCAAGAGCAGTTTTATATCCATCTGATATAACAACTTCTACAGATGCTTCTGTTGCAACAAATGTCAAATTCCCATCTCCAATATACTTACAGCAAAACAGGGAATATGCAATAGTTCTTCTTGCACCTACTACAAATAACTACGAAGTCTGGATTGCTCAGATGGGAGAGAGAACTGTAAATGGACAAAATCTACCTGATGCTGAAGCAGTTATAGTAACCAAGCAGTATATTGGTGGTAGTTTATTCAAGTCTCAAAACGGAACTATCTGGACTCCAAGTCAGTTTGAAGATATGAAGTTCAAACTTTATAAAGCAAACTTCATTCCAGAGGCAGGAACTGCATTCTTCTATAATCCATCTCTAGACACTGTAAATGAGAACGTACCTAGATTACAACCAGATGCAGTTAAAGTTTATCCTAGAAAGATTGATGTAGGTATTACAAGTTCAACACTCCCTGCTGTTGTAGATCGTTTAGTACCAGGCACAAGAGTTAAGCAAAGTGCATCTCTTACAAATGGTTATATTGAAAATGTAGGTGGTGGTGTTTCCTTTACAGGTATTACTACAGCAAATGTAGGTGCTGCATATTCTGCAGGAACATATACGAATGTAAACTTATATCCAATTACGGGTAGAGGTAGAAACTTAATGGCAGAGACAGTTACATTTAAGGCAGATGGAACCTTAGATGGAATTATTCTCAACACATTAGGTATTGAAACAGGAAACGGTTGGTCAGCTGGAGATGTTGTTGGAATTACAACTGCTGATGTAGGAAATAAAGGTTCTGGAGCAAGAATGACTATTAGGGATACAATCAACGTTGATACCCTATATCTAACAAATGTTCAAGGAGATAACTTTACTGTTGGTGGAAACTTACAAATTTATGTAAATGATACTGTAGGAGTTTCATTAGCAAGTACTATAGTTACAAGTTCTACTGCTGTTGGTGGTAAATTTGCAGGTAATGTTGTTGAATTCAATCATTACAATCATGGTATGAGTGCAGATAACAACGTAGTTGATATCCAAGGAATTGCACCAGATACTGTACCTACAACTCTTTCAGTTGATCTTGATATAACAGATACGCAAATATCTCTTGCAGATACAACTTCATATTCAACATTTGAAGGAATTACAACTGCTTCAGGATATTTGAAAGTAAATAATGAAATCATTTACTATAACAGTATTGGAAGTGGAGTTCTTGGAATTGCAACTCGTGGTGTTAGTGGAACTGCAATACAGAAGCACTTTACAAATGACCCAGTTTACAAATATGAAGTAGCAGACGTTTCTTTGGTTAGAATCAATGCTCAACATGATATGGCAGCAGGTCTATCTAACTTGAGAGATATTGACACTTACCACATAGAATTTAACAGAGGTGGTAGATCAAGTGGAGAGAGCATGATTAACTTCAGAGATGAAGCAAATGTTGGTGGAAAGAATATTAGAGCATCTAGAAATGTTCAATTTAATATGATGCAACCACAATTTGATATTATTACACCTGGTAGATCATCTAGTGTTACTGGAACAGTTAGAACTGTTAGTGGAACAAGTGCAGGTGGTGCAGAACCATCATTCATAGATCAAGGTTTTGAAGCAGTTCAGATAAATGATGTAAACGAACTTTCTACTACAAGATTAGTTTGTTCTCAAATAAATGAAACTACTAGATTAACTGCCTTACCTAAGAATCGTTCTCTAACTGTTGGAGTTTCTATGTCTAGAGATCCACAAGATCCTAACTTATCTCCTGCAATTGATACTCAAACTGCATTTGCGATCTTCGGAAGAAATCGTTTGAATAAACCAATTACAGATTATGTAAATGATTCTAGATCAAATCAACTTAGTGGAGATCCACATTCAGCAGTTTATATTACTAATAGAGTAACTCTTGAGCAACCTGCAACTTCTCTTAAAGTATTTGTTGGTGCGTATAAAGATGCATCTGCCGACTTTAGAGTAATGTATAGATTATTCAAGGCAGACTCTAGTGAAGTGGAACAAGCATACGTGCTATTTCCTGGTTATGATAATATGAATGATACAGATCAAGATGGATTTGGAGATACTGTGGTTGATGCTTCTAAAAACAGTGGAAGAGCAGACGCACTTGTTGCTCCAAGTAATATTGATGAGTTCAATGAATATCAATTTAGTATTGAGAATCTTGAACAATTTACAGGATATCAAATCAAGTTGGTTATGAGTGGTACAAATGAAGCAAGAGCACCTAGATTCAAAGACCTTCGTGCAATCGCGTTAGCATAATGTCAGATTTAATTAGAGTTGAAGGTGAGAAGAATTTGTATAGAGAAGCAAGTTCTGGTGCCATCGTAAATAAGGATACACAGGGGTATTCACAATATCTTTCTGAAAGAGAAAGAAGGATAAAAGATAAGAAAGAACTTGAAGACGTAAAGAATGAATTGAGTGAAATTAAGAAACTACTTATTGAATTGACTAAAAACTAAATAATTATAACTATAAATTATATTTGAGTATTATTAATGGCAGTCTATGTTGCTAATCTCCAAGTTAATCAAGGAACTGATTTTAGTCAGACATTTAACCTTGCTAACACAATAGGAGATACTTCCTTTAATTTAACTGGATACACAATAGCCGCTAAGATGAAAAAGCATGCAGGTGCTGCTGATTCTTCAGCAACTTCTTTTACTGCTTCTATTGATAATGCTGCTAATGGAACAATCTCTCTTGCACTAACTGATACACAAACATCAGCATTAAAAGCAGGAAGACACGTTTATGATATTGTTATAACAAACACCTCATCAACTCTAAAAACAAGAGTTATTGAGGGGAGTGTATTAGTAAGAGAAGGAGTAACTTAAATGGCGAGTATCAGAGCAAGAGTTGGAGCAACTAATGCTGTAAAGGTTATTGCATCAAATTCATTATCTGGTTCAGGAAGTAAACTATCAGATATATCTGATGTGGATACAAGCACTCAGTCCCATAGATTCCTAATGACTTACAATGCCAATACCCAAAAATACGAATTTGTAGATCCAGATGTTATCTTAATAGCAGCTGCTTCCACTGTTGGAACAGTGGTTGGAACACCAGGATTACCAGATTCGTTCATAGATGCACTAGATACAGATCCTAATAGGAGTGCTAATGTTGATATGGATGGAGGGGTTTGGTAGATTAAATTATAAATACATCTTAGATTAAATGAATAAAGTGAAATAAAGACTATTCTCAACGCGAGGGCATAATTAAATGGCAGCCGCTGTTATTCAGTTTAAACGAGGT